GAGATTGCTAGCATGAGAATTTATAAAGTTAGCATGATTGGCAATAATGATAGCACAATAATTCCTTTTGTAAGTGAAAAAAGATATGCTGAAGGAACTGATGAAGCTGCAATTCAAAATATTGGATATTTTATAAGTGAAGAAGATGCTAGCACAGGTACTATTACAGCAGCTACTAGTGCCAATCCAATCGTAGTTACAAGTAGTTCTCATGGACTTGAAACAGGAGATAAAGTGAAAATATCTGGCGTTGTTGGTCTACTATCTGGAACAGGTGCAAAAAGTGAAGTTAATGATGTGGTTCACAAAATTACAGTAGTAAATGGAAATACATTTTCTATACCAGTAAAAGGTCTTGCTTATTCAACAGCATATTCTAGTGGTGGAACATGGACATTAAAAGGTATAAAACTTACATTAACAAAAACTCCAGATACAGGTAGTGAATTAAAAGTATATTACTATTCAAATCCAATGCCTAAAAATGCAGTAACAGATGGTGTTGATTTACCTGAACAACTTATACCTGCATGCGTACATTATTCGCTAGCACATTTTTTAATGCTAGATGGGCAACTACAAATTGGTAGTGGGCATTATGGTATTGCAGAAAAAATAGAAAAAGAATTTATTGAAACAAGAAATGCAAAAGAAGCTAAACCAGACATTATTCCACCACCATTACAGGATTTTATTTTATAATGAGTACATTTAAAGTAAGAATAGAAGATTATGTTGGCTCTGTCGGTGATGACACTTTTTTAGGTGATGCACTTACAGATACAGCAGCAGAAGTTATAAGAGCATTACCAGATAATAAAGTTAAATCATTTACACAAGAATCTGGAGATATTACAAATGCATCTACAAATATTGCAAATCATAGAATTGTAAGCGTTATAAGAGAGCGTGGAACAGATGGAGAATATGTAGAGTGTAGAGAACTTCCTGCATCATACTTTAGAAAAGTACAGGACTCTTCAAGCATGTTTGCTGCTAGCGTTGAATCTCCAGTATATATAATTAAAAATAGTTCTATTCATGTATTTCCTACTCCAGCAGCTAGTCCAAATGCTTTTAAAGTTGAAAGTGTTACATTTCCGACTGTATTAGCAAGTGCTTCAAATATAACAGATAGTCCAGTAGACCCTTTTCCTGATAGTATTGAAGATATAGTTGTTTTAGGTGCTTGCGCTAAAGCATGTCAGTATTTAATGGCAAGAGTTAAAGATTCTATGCCTTCAGAACCTGTATTGGTTTTAAGCGATATTGCAGTACCAAGTACACCAAGTAATCCTACTATTAGTTATTCAAATGCTACTATAGGTGATGCAGTATCTGCTGCACAAGATGCTATTACTGCTGGACCAACAGATGCAGCTGGTACTAGCTCAACAGGTTCATCATCTTCTGCTTATTCAAAACCTACTGTTGGTGGAACAGCAGATGAGTTAACTGATATTACAGCGTTAGATACTGAAGATACTATAGATGATTATGATGGAAACTCAATAGAAGTAGACCAATGGTTTGCAACTTTAGCACATTTTATAGAAGGTGAAGAAGATGCTGAGCTAGCAGGCGCACAAATAGCTAAAATAAATAGTTATATTGATGCTTTTAATGCAGAGGTAGCTTCTGCAAGAAATGCAATGCAAGCAACGATTGAAGATGCTAGAAATTCTACCCAAGCAAGTATAGCAACTGCTGGTGATGCAACTAGGGCATCTATTGCTAATGCTGCAAATGATGTACAGGCTTCTGTTGCAAAAATGAATCAAAGTACAAGTGCTGCTATAAGTAAAATGAGAGAAAGTACAAACGTAAACGTTACAAATGCAGCTAGAACACTTGAAGCGTCTATTCAAGATTATGCACAAGAAGTTGATAAGTTTCAAGCTGATGTTCAAAGATATTCTTCTCAAGCTCAAGCAGTACTATCTGAGTATAGTACAGACGTACAAAAGTATACTGCTCAAGTAGATAGATACACAAAAGAATATAGTTGGTATCAAGACCAGTATGCTAGATTTGACACAAAATACAAAGAAGCACTACAAGTCTTAATTGCTAACTAATGTCTGATAAAAAAATAATTACAAAAGTTATGGTGCATCCTACGGAGTATGTTAATGCACAAGCTCGCCACTATAATGATAGCGATATTGGTAAACGTTTATCTGGTAAAAATAGTGTTGATATAAACAACAGTCAACATTCTAGTTTTTATTCTTCAGATAAAGAAGTTACAAGTGTAGGAGCTGTTTTAAATTCAGGTGGTGTTACTGTTATATATATTATGATAAAAAATAAAACAAATAACGATGTGTTTTTAGCATTAGATGGTAGTAATTACACAACAAAGATTTCTAAAAATGATGTTTTTTCCTCTGAAGTAAATTCAGTTTCTTCAGCTAATATAAAAGTAAAAACAACTTCTGGTACAAGTAACGTAGAATATATAGTAGCACAATGAGCGCAGTAGCAAGAAAAATACAATATAATACGCAAGTTATTCCATATAACTTAAACTCAATTACGCCAACTAGTATTGTTTTTGAAGAGTTTACAAAGACTTATAGTTCTACAACTGAAAATGTTATTGATTCTGATATTAAAAAATCATATGGATGTAATAGTTCTATAGATGTTACAGCAAATCAAGTAAATGATAAATGGTTTAGCGTTGAAGCAAAGCATTGGGATGATACACATGAAACATGGAATTTAATGGATAATAAAAATTGGGATGAAATAGGTGAAGATTTGACTACTTCTGGAGAACAATTAAATTCTTCTAGTACTGCTTTAGTATTTGGTTATTTTAAAAATATCGGTTCTAACCCAATATTATTAAGTAATGATGGTGGTTCTAATTATTTATTTAAGATATCTGTTGGTAGCGCTTTATATTTTAAGGCAAGTGGAATTAATGTAAATTCTATTTATGCAAAATCATCAACTGGAACAACTTCAATAGAATTTATGGTAGCTATTTAATGCCTAAAAAAAGTTTAGTAATAAATAAATTTAATGGTGGTCTTAATAATAACGCACTACCAAGAGATGTTGCTCCAGATGAATTAGTTGATATTAATAATTATATGGTTGATGAAATTGGTTCTATAAGACCAATGGGAAATTTTTCAGATACATTAGTATCAGCTGCAGAAGTTCGTGATTATACACCAATAGGAAATTATAATTTATATGCATATTCAACTGATTTTGATGATAGTGGTGGAGCTGGACCTTTTCATCAAATAGTTTACGCTAGTGCTAATGCTAGCAATGGTATGCAGGTTATTACAGAAGATGACCATACAGATACTTTTAATGGTGTTTTAGTATTAGGTTCAACTACATCAAATCAAAAAGTTGTTTTTCATAATGTAGATGGAAGGTTATATGCAAGTGACTCTACTTTTACCAATGCATCTACTAATAAAGTAAGAGAATATATAAAAGCTACATATCATCCTTATACTGAAGGTACTGGTTCTACAAGAAGTGTTGGTGCATGGACTGATTATAGCAATACTTTAACTGCACCAAGTCAAGGTGCTAGTTTAAAATACGAATCAAATCCTAGTGTTGCATCAGGTGGTATTCAGCATGCTATTGTACGTTTAGATGGTTCAGGAACTGGAACATGGGATATAACTAATACTAATACAGTAGGTGAAGGTTTTGATTTATTTTATTCATATGTTTTAAGAGATGGCTCTGAAACTAAATTAAAATCTTATACTAAATCAAGTTTTGCAAATGATGCTAATTGTCAACTTACTTTTAAAATATGGTTATTGCATCCAACAAATCATGCTTCTTTAGGAACAGATATATCTAATCAATATAAAGGTATAAGGATATATTGGAAAACTTATGGTACCATATATGAAAATACTCATCAATTATTAATTGACATTGATTTTGAAAAAGGATACAAAATTGGAACTTCTAATTATTACAGTTCAAATTATGAATATTTTGCAGATAATACAGATATAAGTAGCACCACATTTGACTCATATGTAAGTATAGGACCTTTTGCTAATCCATCTGAAATAGCAAATGTTACCTATGAAATATTAAATGGTATTTCAGAATCTGATATTATAACAACGTACAGATATAAAACTGCTGTTGTTGCAAACAGAAGAGTATATCTTGGTAATGTAAACTATGACTCAAAAAATCATGGTGATAGAATTATAAAATCAAGAGTTAATAAATTTTCTACATTTTCTAAAACAGATATCGTAGATGTTACTGTTGGAGATGGTGATGAAATTACTGCACTTGAAGTTTATGCTGATAGGCTTTTGCAATTTAAAAATAAAAAATTGCACATTATAAATATTGCTAAAGAATTTGAATTTTTAGAAGATACATTTATTGGAAAAGGTTGTGCTGGACCTTATGCTGTAACTAAAACAGATTTTGGAATTGCATGGGTAAATGCAAGTGGATGTTATTTATATGATGGTAGAAGAATTGTAAATTTATTAGAAGAACGAGATGGTAAGTTAATAAAAGATTCAATTTGGGAAGCTTTTGTAGGAAATTTAGGTACATCTTCGATTGGTTATGCACCAAAAAATAGATTATTAATTATATTTAAAACAGGTATATCAGCAGATAATGATATGTATGCATATCATTTGCCTACAGGTAGTTGGGTAAGAGGAGATGCTCTTACGATGGATATAAAATCAAATTTTATTGTAACTAAAGACAATAAATTAGCAGTATTAGATAAAGTAGCATCTGGAAATATAACAAGTGCTATAATACGTTCTTGGAACAATGCATCGCAAGACCATGCAGATTCTGCTATAATAACAAAAGATATAGATTTTGGAAATGCAGGAACTAAAAAACATATTAAAAAAGTTATTGTATCCTATCAATTAGCTTCTGGTAATTTACCATCATTAAAATATGATTTAGATGGTGGTACTACTTTAACTAGTACTTTTGCTTCTACAGGTGTAACAACTAATGCAGATTTTAAAGGTGTGGAATATGTGCCTAGCAGTCCAATAAGAAATGCGCACTCTATTTCATTAAAATTTAGTGGTGCAGTAGATAGTACTTTTATAATTAGCGATATATCAATAATTTACAGGGAAAAAAGTGCTAGATAATGGCTAAAAACAGACAAGACCGAATATCAGTAGTCGAAAGGCAAGAACGTATTTTTGTTGGTTTTGGTACACCAAGTCCTAGCGAACTGCAAGATTCTGTTCCAGTTTTTAGAAAAGTTGGAGCAAACGTTATACAATATATTAAAATAGGTAATCAAATTTACCAACAAACATTAACACCAATAGGTACATAATATGGCAATTACAGCAAGAGCAGCAAAATTTGGCAAATTAAGTGGCGATATTGCTACAGCAAAAGGTTCGGCAAAAGCAATAGTTAGAAGAGCAATGATAGAAGCTGATGTAAAAACAAAAAAAGACCAATCTGTTATTGATGCTATTGGTGGTTTATTTGATTTAGCAGGTAGCGTAGCTGAAACAAGAGAAGATTACAAAACTGCAAAAAGAGGTGGTTTTGAAGGTGGTTTTTATGACTTTTTAACGCAACCAGAAGAATCTGGTAAGTCTATACAAATAGGACAAGCAGCTAAAGAAAAAGGCGAAAATGTTTATTATGATGTCAATAATAATACTTTTGTAGATGTTAGTGAAAAATTAAATTTAAATCAAATTGAACGTACTTTTGATGCTACTGAAAAAGCATTGGGAAGAGATTTAACTTTAGATGAGCGTGAGGAAGCATTTACCACTATGCGTAACAAAGAATTTATTACTAGCTCACCTTTAAATGTTAGAGAATTAGAAACAATGGGTATAGATACAGGAACAGAAAGACCAAGTATTTTATCTATTTTAATGAGCAGACTAAGGGGGAGTGATTAAAATGAATAATTTATATTCTATCTTAGCAAAAAAAGGAAGAGGTGGAGATACACAACTTCGATATGTTGATGGTGAATTAGCTCATGTAAATAATACAGAAGCAGAAATTTTAGATAATAATGGTTTAGAAGGTGAAAGGTTAGTAAAAGAACATGGTTCTGGTACTATAAATCCAGAAACAGGTTTAAAGGAATATAATCCATTAGCTATTATTGCAGGTGTAAAGCTAGCTTATGATATAGGTAGCAATCTTTTTGGTGCATCTAGACAAAGTGAAAGAAATAAAGGTGTAAGAAATGTATTGCGTGACCAACAAAGAATTTTAAGAGGAGCTATACCAGATATAGTAGAAAGAGGAAAAACATTGTTAGAGTTTGCTTTAGAAGGAGCTGGATTGCGTGAAGAAGATGCATTTACAGATTTTTTAACTAAAAGTGAAAATATTACAAGAACTTCAGAAGCAATTGCAGGTCAAACAGGTTTAGCATTGTCTGGTGGTATTTTAGATGAATTACAAAGAAGGCAAGAAGATACGAGTCAAGAATTTTCTGAAGATATTCGTGGATTAGATTTGCAAGCAGAAAAAGAAACTGCAAATATACTAGCACAAACTGCTGAAGAACAAGCTGCTATAACGCAACAAATTTTAGGAATAGAAGCTGATATATCGAGGTATTCATAATGGCAAATGGACCAAAAACACCAACACAAATTTTCGCAGAATACACACAAAATACTGCTGAAGATATAAGTAATTATGTAGATAACTTAAAAAAAAGAAGAGAATCTGTTGGGATTGTTACAATGGAACAAAAAGAACCACCTACAGTAGCAGATGTATTAAAATCATATCAAGATAAAAACAAGTTAGCTATATTGCAAGAAGAAGAAGCAGAAAGAGTTAAATATGGAATGACACCTTTAGAATATGCTAGAATGAAATCAGGAATACAAAGAGGTAGGTCTTCTTCTGCAACAGCTTTAAGTGCGCAATTTAAAAAAGAAAGACAAAAAATTGAAGATGAAGAAGCTGTTAGATTACAAGAAGAAAAGTTTTCTGAAGATGAAAAAGGTGGAAAAGGGTATTTACCTTCATTGATTCGCAATCAATTTCCTAAAGGTGAAATGACTTATACAAACGCAAGTGATATTAATTTTGTATTTGATAGCGATGATGCTCCTGACAGAACTAAAGTAGATGCATATTTTACATTTGAAGATATAGACTATATGCTTGACCAAGGAGAGTTTGAAAAAGCAGGCATTACAGATGAATCAGTTATTGAAGCTTTAAATATTGATATGGATACAGGTATACCAAATGTTGAAACTGCTGACCAAAAACTTAAAGTTCAAGAATTAATCTTTAACTTTTTAAATACTTCTCATGGTTCTGGTATGAGAAATGCTTTAAAAATGAACTACAAAGAAAAAGCACAACCAAATTTTATAGTTTTACCATCTTCCTTAAGTGATATGAATTTAAGTAATATTCGTTTTAATGATGCTATTAGGGATAGTACAGAGCCAAGATGAGTCAAACACAACAATATGTTTTTAAATCTGTTTTAAATCGAAAACCAAAAGTACAAGTTGATTCTTTAGTAAGAAATAAAAATCAATATGCTTTTAAATCTGTTTTAAAAAGAAAACAAAATCAAAACAAAGATACAACTATTGATTCTATATTTAAAGGTTTAACAGAATTAGAGTACAATGGGGAAACAGGTTTAACAGAAAGAACAAATAATCCTGTTGCAACTTTATGGACACAAGAGTTAGCAGAAAAATTTGGAGCTACAAAAGGTCCACCATTACCACCAGCAGATAATCCAGAAGGCAGAGAATTATATACAGCTATATTTCCATCTAAAGAGTTGGGCGAGCAGGGAGGTAAATTTGTAATTAAAAATATTTACAATAATGTTGGTGGTAATTTAGAAAGCTTTTCTAGTATATACCCTATGGGTTTAAAAACAGACCAATTAATTACAGATAGACAAATTGCTATAAAAGATAGGTATTTTAAAACATTATCTAAATACATGGGTAAAAATGATTATAATAATGTTATAGAAAGTAGAGAAAATAATATTGGAGCAGCAGTAGTTGAGGAAGCAAGCAGGATAAGGCAAACAGGTAATGCTTATAATGACATATTAGATTCTATTGACATTTTTTCACCAACAAGAACTTCAAAATCAAATAAACCTTTTTATGAAAGATTTCCTGTTGATAACAATAAGCAAGTAACAGAACCTAAAGATTCTATGCTTTTAAAAGATATTGAAGATAGTAAAATTTCTTTAAATACAGTAGACGATGTAAAACCAGAAGATGAACTAGAAAATCAAGTTAAATTTTATCAAAGCAAATATAGTCTATCTCAATATAGAGAACCTACTGGAGTAAATGCTTTTAAAACAATGGTTCAAGATACATTTGGTGGTGAAAGTCCAAATGAATACACAACAAGACAACTAGCAGTTAATGCATTAAAAAATGTTGGTGATGTTTTATACGGAGTAAGCGATTTTAAAGACCAAGTAGTTGATTTTGTTATGATGGGAAAAGGTGGTAAAGAGCTGGCAGAGAGTATACTTACTGGTTACGCTGCTATTCCAGAGCTAGCATCAGATTTAATGTTAGCAAGTTTAAAACCTGTAGCTAATAGTTATCCAGAAGAGCAAAGAAAATTTATAAATGATGCATACGATAGATGGTTTCAAAGCCCTTTAAATGCACCATTGGTAGCTGTTGGTTTAAAAGCTGGTGGGGTAAATGCAAAAGGAATAGCAAAAGCAGCATCTAATAAAACAAAAGATTTAACTCAATATTCTAGGGCTGCTTTAGAAATAGCAAAAGGTAATAAAGATAAAATTAATGTTAATTATACAACAAAAACATTAGCAGAAAATATTAAAAATCCACAAGTTTTGCAGGAAGTTCTTGATATTGTAGATAAAAAAAATATTAAAGCTACTCCTTTAAAAACTGCTGCTACAAAAAAACAAATACAAGAAGCTAAAGTTACAATCTCTGATTTAGCTGATAATATTACACAGCAAAAATCATTGCTTGATAATCCAAATGTATCAAGACCTTTAACTGGAAATCAAAGACAACAAATAATTAAAAGTATTGAAAATGCTTCAAAAATTATAGAAGAACAATTAGTCATACTTGGTGATGATGCTGCTGCTATAAATTCATTAAAAAGTAGTTACGGATTATCTACAGCTCAAGGAAAAGTATTTATTGACTTTGTAAAACAAATGGGTAAAGGAGCAAAAGAATCAGCATTAGCACTACTAGATAAACCTATTATTTCAACAATTATGGGCAGGCAAACTGGTTCTATATTTGATGAAACTCAACCTGTGCCAAAAAGATTTGAAAAAACAAAAAAGTTTTTAGAAGAAACAAATCAAGCTAATAAAGTAGAGCTTGGAATGAATTTAGGTACTTTTTCTAAAATTAAAGGAAAATTTTTAAAAGCTACAGTTGATGTTGGTGCCGAAGTTAATTTAATAATAGATAAGGCAATTAAAACAGCAGGTGGCGAAGAAAGCGCTATGCTTAAAGCTATTCGAATAGAAAAAGATTTAATAAATGGTTATAATACGCAAGCTGCTATGAAAATAGAACAACTTAATTCTACGATATATAATCAATTGAGCAGAAAAGAAACTAAAATGCTTGATGCGTTAATACTTTTAAGAAACGAATCAGGGTTAAAAAAGTTTCATATTGATGAAATAGCTAATTTAAAAAATAAAAGAAAAACAGAAACTAGCAAACCAGAGCTGAGAAAAATAGATGAAGAAATAAAAAGAATGGAAAATTATGAATATTCTGGTGGAAAAGGAACAGCTACTTATGATGGTGTTGTAGATGATATGCTAGCAAGCTTACCTGATGATGTTAGAGGAAAAATAAATTCATTAGCAGATGATTATTTTGCTGTATTTAAAGAAGCTGTAGATGAGCTAGAAGCAGCTGGCTTAATAGATGATGTTAGCGCTGCTCAATTTAAACGCAGAGAATATATGCTCAAAAAATATTTAGAATTTATTCGTGGTGAAAAAGATTATACTATTAGAAATAAAAAAATTACAGTTCATGATAATGGAATAAAAAGATTAAAAACAGGAGATGCAGGATTTTTATTTAAAAATAGTAAAATATTATTATATGATTTTATTACGTCTTCAAAAAATAGAATAGCTAGAAATAATGCCGATACAGCTCTTAATTCTTTATTAAAAACTAAAAAAGGTGGTTATGAAGGTATTGGTTATCGTTTAAAAGATGGAAATACTAGATTAAAAAAAGGATATACAAGAATAGAATTTTTTGAAAAAGGCAGAAAAAAATATATAGCTTTAGAAGATGAATTTGCATCAGGTTGGGTTGTAAGTGACCCTGTTGCTGGACCTAGATTAATGAATGCTATGGGTTGGATGTCAGGTTCAAAGATAATCAAAGCTACAGCTACTGGTTATAATCCTGTTTTTGCTGTTACAAATATGGCAAGAGATATGGCTTTTATTACATTAAATGAGCATGGTGCTTATAGTAATTTTTTACCTTATGCTTATGTTCAAATGGCAAGAGATATGGTAAGAGTAAGTCGTGATGTAAGAACAAAAAGTGGTAGATATACTGATTTTGTAAATGAAGGTGGTGGTTTTGCGTTACTTTCTAAACCATTAAGACCAGATGCATTTAGTGGTAAAATAGGAAATAGTTTACAATTTTTAGATAGATACTTAGGAAAAATTGGAGAATATAGTGAATTAAGCACTCGACTAGCTTTTAGAGATAGACTTATTAAAAATGGTGTTTCTCCTAAAGAAGCTACATGGAGAGCAAGAAGCTATATGGATTTTTCAAAAAATGGACAGATTTCAAGAGCAATGGAAGCATTTATTCCTTATGCTAATGCTAATATACAAGCAACAAGAGGTATGCTAAGAGGAATGAAAGACAAACGTTGGTGGGTTAAAGCTGCTCAAATAGCTGCAATGAAATATGGAGCATATCAATGGGCAACTTCTTCTAAAGAAAATAAAGAAATATATGATAGAATTTCTGATACTCAAAAATTTAGTAATCTTATAATACCTATTCCATTAAGAACTGAAAATCCAAAAACAGGAGAATCAAAACCTTTAGCTGTAAAAATTCCATTAGATAGTGGACAACAGTTAATTGGTGGTATTATGGAATCTGCATTTGCTTATCAAGAAAGAAAAAGACTTCCTGATTATCATTATGAGCAAATGTTTAAAATAATAGAAAGTTTAGCTCCTTTAGATATAGGTAGACTATCACCTACAATTAATGTTACTATATCACTCTATACAGGTAAAAGGTTTCCATACAAAACAGATATATATTTAGGTGGTGAAAAAAATGTAGAAGAATCATTAAAAACTAATTTTAATGAGGAAAATGCTTATAAAGATATAGCTAGTTTTTTTAATGCAAGTCCAGCTAAAGTAAAATATACAATGGAAAAATTTATTGCAAGAGGTAATACTTATTACGATATTGGTTTAGGTGCTTATGATAAAATGAGAAAATTAATGACAGAAGAAGATTTATATGAATACGATAGAAATGCAGCTAAATATATAGGTGTTCCTGCATTAGATTCTCCTGTAATGAGAACTTTAAGAGATAGAATATTTGTATTTCCAGAAGATAAATCATATACTGAAAAAGAAAAAGCTATTGAGCTTGATAAAGAAAGAAACTCAATACGAACAGAAATGAATAATGAACTTGTTTTAGCTGCGCTAGCAATAGTTAACAATAAAGACAATCCAGAAAAACAACAACAAATACATACTGCTGTTGTTAATAGATTAGAAGAATATCGTGCAGAATATGGTCAAGAAGAATATGCTAATAGAGTAAAATACTATACAGAAAAATTATCTAAAAACACACTTACGCTTACAAAAGGATTAGTTGAAATTGCAGCAAATTTTACACCTAGGCAAAGAGCATATTTTTTAGCTCGATTTGTAACTATGTATCCACAAGACGATGAAAGATATAATAATATTTTAAATGATTTAAAAAAAATTAGTCCTGTAAACAAAAGAACTGGGAAAGCAACAGGTTTTTTGAACGAAGAAACAAAACAAGAATTTCAAATATTAATGGATAGTTTTTATGAAAATGGAGTATTAAGTGAACCATTTCCATTTAAAAAGTAATAAAAAGGCTTTGCTAGCTTTTGCTAGCATATATAAATTAAACAATCATAAAACCAATTTGATTAGGTTTTTGATATAAATTCATAAAGGACAAGTTATGGCTGGAATACAAGAATATACAGCTGCTGAAGCGCTAAACAGAGTTTTAAATACTGATGAAGATGCGCTAAAAGTTGATATTGATAATGTAACTCTCAAAACAGAGGGTTCTGATATAAATATAGAAGTGCATACTGACAAAGCAGAAGATTCAATGCTTATGTTCAGTCACACAGTAAAAACGGGAACGGGTGGTACAAGTTATGTACCTTTAGTAGATTCCGATGGACACCTTCAGGTTGACA